ACAGTTACGGCCCATACTGGTCCAACAAATACCGCCCATCTACATGAGATTTGGCTTTATGCAAACAACACATCTGGTACTGATGTCAAGTTGACTCTTGAATGGGGTACGGCTACTGCCGCAGATGGCAACATTGAATATACGGTTAAAGCCGAAAATGGTTTATATCTTATTATTCCAGGGCTATTATTGAAAGGTAATGCTACAGCGTTGACCGTAAAGGCATTTGCTGGAACTGCTGATGTTATTCTTTTAACTGGGTACGTTCACGTAATCGCCTAGGTTCATAACATATGGGCCTAATTAACAACTCAATGAGCGGTGGTCGCTCTGTTAGCGCAGGGCTTCTCAACCCACGAGCCAACCGTGGCAATACAAGCCAAGCCGCACTCTTTTGGGCGGGCGGTGGAATAATCCCCCCTGTTGCTACTGGTGGCACCATTACTGATATTTCGGTTGGTGGCACAGCCTATAAGTTGCATACCTTTACATCTTCAGGAACGTTGACAGTAACCACAGGTGGGGACATTGACTACATGTTGGTTGCTGGTGGAGCGTCCTCTAACAGCGGTGGAACTGGTGGTGGTGCTGGTCAGGTAAGAGATGGGGTAATAGCGGTAGCCACAACAACCTACTCAATCGTTGTTGGTGGAGCCACAAGTGTTTCAAGCGGCTTTGGAGTAACCGCAGCCACAGGTAACGCAAGTGGTACATCTGGTAATGGGTTTGTTGCTGGATCAGGGTACTCGGGTACTTTCCAGAACAGTCTTCAAGGTGGTGGTGCTGGTGCTACAGCAAACGGAGGAAATGCAACAAGCAACACCCAACCTGGTGTTGGCGGTGCTGGTCGTGATATTTCTACATGGCTTGGTCAGTCTGCAACAACTACCTATAAGGGTGGCGGTGGCGGCGGTGCGGCTTTCTGGGCTTCGGACTGGGGCAACCCATACCCAAGCAATTCTGCTGGCGGTGTAGGTGGCGGCGGTAGCGGCGGTCAAGGCGGAAACTCTTCAAACGGTGCAACCAATAGTGGTGGTGGTGCTGGTGCAAGCGGTAGTCAGATGGGTATACCATACGACACAGGAACTGGGCGAACTGGCGGATCGGGAATTGTCTATGTACGATACCCAGCAAGTTGAGCCGCAGACACCTGTTCAACTCGCCCCAGCAATTCAGTTATACAACATTGCAGAAGTAGTAAACCACTTTGACTTTGAAACTACTCTGTCTAAGTATAAATATCATCGTGGTGTAATCCTGGATGTCAGAGACAAGAATCGCTCATATTCTCGGGTAACGGGAATTGTTGGTATTGACAAGGTCACTAGTGATGTGCCCGAACAGGACCAAGAGTTAAGGCAAATACTAAATAACGTAGTCAATGACCTTGTTCAAAACTACGCAAAGATGTATGACATTATTGATTTAAATCCGCTGCATGATTGGCTGCTGATGCAGTATTTAAAGGGCGACTACTTCAAAGTCCACAAAGATGACCTCCCAGATGTAGTCCGTACCGTGTCAGTAGTGGTTTACTTGAATGACACATATGAGGGTGGAGAAATAGAATTTCCAGATTTTGGTGTATCTTTTAAGCCAGCAGTTTGGGATGTCTTGGTATTCCCATCATCTTTTGCTTACAGGCATGGAGTTCATTCTATTTCTGACGGAGTTCGCTATTCGGCAGTAAACTGGTATACCCACTCCCCATTTAGGGTAAAATAGGGGGCATTACAATCTTTAAGGAGAGCCCGTGGCCCAAGCATATAAAGTTTTAGCCCAGTCCGCACCAGCAGCCACTACCAATACAGACATTTTGACGGTGGGCGCAGGAAAATCAATTGTTTCTTCAACCCTGTCTGTTTGTAACCGTGGTACTACTTCGGCAACCTACCGTGTCGCAGTTCGCCCTACTGGTACAGGATTGGCTAACTTGCACTACATAATCTTTGATGCCGTAGTTATGGCTAAAGACACTGTTACCTTGAGCCTAGGTATTACCTTGGCTACTACCGATGTTGTGACTGTTTATGCCTCTAGTGCAAACCTATCCTTTTCAATGTTTGGAGCAGAAATCTCGTGATTTCTCGTCTATCTGAAAATGGTGCTGGAAGAAACCTCGTTGGGTTTAACTCCACGATTAATGCCCAAGTAGGAAGTTATACGGTAACTTATGATGATCTTGGGAAGTTAGTAGAAGTCGGCAGTGCTACGGCAGTTACGGTAATTATTCCTACTGATTCAGCCGCACCTTTTCAAATAGGTGACCGTGTAGATATTTTACAAACGGGTGCTGGGCAAATTACCATTGCTGGAGATACTGGTGTCACTGTTAACTCTGAGGGTGGAAAAACAAAACTAAAAGCACAATGGGCTGCTGCAACAGTAATTAAACGTAATGCCAATACTTGGGTACTAATTGGTAATATTTTTGCATAATGATAGTTGGCATTCCCTCTTCGGCTAGTGGTATTGTTTCCGCTACAGGTGGAACCGTTACGACTTATACGTTTAATGGTGTCCCCTACAAACTACATACGTTTACCACCGTTGGTACCAGTACTTTTACAGTAACTGAGTCAGGTAACGGAGAGGTGGAGTACCTCATTGTTGGTGGTGGCGCAGGTGCTCCAAGGGCTGGTGCAGGTGGTGCAGGTGCTGTCATACAAGGAACAGCCTCAGTAACTGCTCAAGGGTATACCGTGACTGTTGGAAGTGGTGGTGGTGGGCAAGAAGACCCGTATATACCATCAGCCTCTAACGGTAACCCAAGTAGTGTTTTTGGACAAACTGCAATAGGTGGTTTTGTAGATGGCACTTCTGGAAATGGTTTTGCCCCAGGTGCTTCTAGCCAATCTGGATATAGCAACGGAGTAAGGGGTGGTGGTGGTGGCGCAGCAGAGAATGGTAAAGATGGCGTACAGGATAGATACAGCGGTACTGGTGGTAATGGACTAGATATTTCTGCATTTCTTGGTGAGTCACCAGGAACTACCTACAAAGGTGGTGGCGGTGCTGGTGGCGGTTTTTGGGCAAACGATTGGGGAAGACTTCAAATTATACCAAACCATCCAACAGGAACGGGTGCTCTTGGTGGCGGTGGACTATCACCTGGTGTTGGTGGTGATGCATTTTCTTCAATACCAAGTACTGCACGAGGTGCAGCAAATAGTGGTGGTGGCGGAGCAGGATCAGCAAGTAAAATGGGACAACCATATGATGCTGGCGAACGTGGTGCAAACGGTGGAAGCGGAATTGTTTACATTCGTTATCGCAACAACTAGGTAAGTGCATTATAATGTTACGTGCTTAACCTTCGTAAGGGATTTTGGATATATCTTCCTGTAGCGATCTTTGCTTGGATTACTCCTGTTACATCTGCTAAAGCCGATGTGCTTGGTGAATGGACATACAGCCAGTCAAATGCATGTGGCGGTTACATTGAAGTCATAAACGAAGCCATAACTCTGCACGGACCTGATAATGGTTTGGCACCTCAAGGATCATCTTGCGGAGGAGCGCACTGGGTAAAGATTGAAACCACAATCCCCGCAGATGTAGCCACAATAGATTTTGATTGGGCATATCAGACGAATGATGGCTGGGTGTATGACCCGCCACAGTACGGCATCAACGGCGTATACACGCTTATCACTCAGCAGAACACTGCGTCAGGAACGAGGTCTGTGCCCGTGACTGAGGGTGACATCTTCACGTTCCGTCAGTACTCAATAGACACCTGCTGTGCGCCTGGTCATCTCACTATCAGTAATTTATCTTTATGGAATGGTATTTCTCAAAGTACCACGACAACTACCACTAGTACGACGACTACCACGAGTACAACTACAACGACTACTACGACGACTACAACTACGGAACCTCAAACGACTACAACTACTTCTTCCGTACCCCAAACAACATCAACAGAATCAACAACGACCACGCTAGAACCACCAGAAACGACAACATCTACGACCACCTCTTCTTTGGTGCCTGAAACCACAACCACCATAGGGTACGTAGCCCCACCAGTACAACAAGAACCTGTAGTGGTTCAGCCTGAACCCATAGAACTGCCAACCATAGAAGATATGGAACCCATTCTAATAGATGAGCCAGAAACGCCATTAGTAGAACCGCCTTTTGAAGAAGTGTTACCTGATCCGATAACAGAAGACACTACCGTTTCTCCGCCCGATACACTACCGTTTGTCACGCTTCCCTCAGAAGGTGACCCTATATCGGATGCGGTATTAACTGACATTCTTGATAATACTTTTACTTCCGATGCTTCCACAGCGGAGATAACGGCTGCACTTGATGACATCCTAAGCGCCGACCTTTCTACCGACCAATTCTTGTCTGTAATGGAAGCGGTCTTTGCTGACACATCCGATACAGAACAGGTATCTACAGTCTTAGTGGATTTGCTCTCTTCTAGTATTTCAGCCGAAGAACTTACAATTGTGATGGATACCGTCTTTAGCACAGAAGCAAGCGTAGAAGAGATGAGTGCAATTGTTGAGAACCTTTTGGGTTCCGACCTCTCATCAGCAGAACTAGAGGCGGTCTTTACGGCTGCTTTTGACGGTGACTTGTCTGACGAAGAAACAATTGCCCTTGCCGCTCAGATTCTTGATAGCCCTCTTGATGACGAGGCGTTCGGCACGGTTATTAACGCCATCTTTGACGAAAAAGTGTCTGACGAAGTCTTGACACAAACCTTTGAGACAATCTTGACTCCTGAACTTTCAGATAATAAGTTTGCTGAAGTAGTGGGTGTTCTTGAAAGCGATACCATTACAAACGATCAGGTTGCTCAAGTGGTGGATTTGGTTATTTCACAAGAAGGTGGAGTAAGTGAAGGGCAAGCCACTGAGTTGGCTACGAGTGCCAAAGTTTTAGAAAGCGTTTCAGGAGAACAAGCGACTGAAGTCTTTGATGCAATCGTGGCCTCAGCGGTAACCCCAGAGGATGGACTTGCAATTGTTGATGCTGTGCAGGATGCCCCAGAAGACGTTAAAGAATCTTTTGAGGAAGAATTGAATGTCTACGAGGGTGTTTTTGACACCTATACCGCAATTGGATCAGTGATACCTGTCAGTGAACGCAGAGTTATCATCGCTGCAACTACGGTATCATTTATAGTGCCACCACCAGTCGCCTCTAGGCGTAGATAACATCGCTACAATCCACGTAGAGCCCTCTAGGAGCCCCGTAGACAAGCCGTAGGTAGGTAGAGGTACCCCTATATAGGGCAAATCGTTAAGGAGCACTGTGAAGAAACTTTTATCTGAAATCCATGGCTTGACCTGGACTCTGGCAGGAACGGGGATGGTTCTTATCACCCTGTCAGGTGACACCCTGTCTTGGGGTGTTTGGATAACAATACTTGGATTGGTTGTACACTGCGCTACACTCTTTGCAAAAGGGGATGACAACGAGTAGAGAGTGTGCATGCAAAACAAAACAATTTCATTTTTAACATACGATTGGGCTTGGGGAACAAAACCATTACAACCTAACGGTTGCGCTTGGTACCGCTGTTTGCTACCTATGAAAGAGTTAGAGAAGTTTGGATGGAAGGTCAGTATGGGCTTCCCACGCTGGCATGAAGAGTATGGCTACGGTCAAATTATTAAAGAAGACCAAGCCGTGCATGGTTGGAACATCCTTGTATTTAAGTTGATTATGCGGAAATCCATTGCGGAGCATGTCCGAAAAGCCCAAGCACTCGGTCAGACCATTGTCGTAGATGTTGATGACTTCTTTGAAGGATTAGACGAAAACAACCGTGCATATACCAGCACTGACCCTCTGCGTGACTCTGAGAATAACCGTGACCACTACATAAAAATGATTTATGAAGCAGATGCCGTAATCACTTCTACTCCCTTTTTGTATGAGTATTACTCAAAGCGTAGGAATAACGTGTTTATGGTTCGTAACGGTATAGATATAAGTAGGTGGACTCGCCGTAAGGACATTGCAAAACATAAGCCAGTGGTTGGTTGGGTAGGGGCTACGCCTTGGAGGTCTGGGGATTTAGAAATATTGCGCCCATATATTCACCAGCATTTTACTAAACACAATTTAAAGTTTCACCACTCAGGGCACACACCAAACGCACCCTTTGCTTTTGAGCAAATTGGTATTCCAAAATCACGCTGCACTATTATGCCTATGGCTCCAATCCTAGATTACCCAAAGTTGTTTCCGCCAATAGACATTGGCATTGTTCCACTTAACGATCTTCCTTTTAACCATGCCAAGTCTTTTATTAAAGGTTTAGAGTACGCTGCGGCAGGAGTACCTTTTATTGCTTCTAACTCACCAGAGTATAAATACCTTGCTGATTTGGGTGTTGGACGGGTTGCAAGTAACCGCGAGGAGTGGTTGTATCACCTGGAAGAACTCCTTAACCCCCAAATGCGTAAAGATGAGGCAGTGATAAACTACGAAATAATTAAAGATAAGTTTTCTATGGAAGTTCGTGGATCAGATTGGAACGATGTTATGGAAAGGATTGCGAAGTTATGATAGTCGTAGGAACAACACTTGCAGCATTTGTAATGGACAATGAGGACCATTGGGGTTCTTGGATGAAGAATGCAGAACAGGTAAAAGAAAAATACCAACAGTTTGGAAATTGGACTGATGTTACATATTTTGCAGCGATTCAAGTAGACGCTCGTGGTTTAGAACCTTTTAAACCGTTTATTGAACGCCTTGAAGCCATCGGTGGAACATATTGGACATACTCGCTAGATGATAAGAGAACTGAAGTTACTACCAAAAACCGTATACGACACATTACTGCGGGACAGAGCCTCGTCAACGATTTTGCAATGTCAGATCCAAGGTGCACACACCTCTTGTTTATGGCTGCCGATTGTATGCCCCCTGATGATATTCTTCCAAGGATGTTGGAGATGGATCACCCACTATGTGCTCCGTACATTTCTACATACGGCTTACGTGGTCCATATGTTGAGGCATACCCATACCCAGTAATGAATGCAATGGCTTCTGCTGCTGCAATTTTTATAGCAAGATCCGTGTTTTCTGGTATTCGCTGGCGATGGGATCTTGACGCAAACATGTCAGATGACCCATGTTTCCACCACGATGCTCTTAACTACCTACACATTCCAACGTATGTACGAGAAGATTGTGAAGCAGTACATTACCCTGTAGCAGTAGGTGCAATTGAAACTCGTGGTCATGATATGACGGTCTATAGGTGATAAAGCAGTTACGAGAGTTTTATACTGCTAAAGAACTAATAGAGGTGTACCCCACACCACATGACCATGTAATCTATGGGCGGGGGCACGGTATTCGTGTAAACGTGACAATACAACTTGCTAAGGATATGGCCTACCAAGCGGAGGCAAAATCAGTTGCTGACTTGAGTTGTGGTAATGGTGCAATTGCCAAAGCATTGAATGCTGACAAAACCATACTTGGCGATTATGCAGAAGGCTATGAGTATTCTGGTCCGCTTGAAGTCAATTTAAAAAAGATTGAAAATGTGGACTTGTACATTTGTTCAGAAAGCCTTGAGCATGTTGAAGACCCCAGTTCAGTCCTAAAGTTAATAAGAAGTAAATCACAAACACTGGTTCTTTCAACCCCGATTGACGCTTGGTACGACACGAACGAGGAGCATTATTGGGCTTGGGGCAAGCAAGATGTTGAGATGCTTCTGAGGAATGCTGGTTGGACTCCAGATGTTTTTGTTATGCTAGACACAACAGTATTTGGAGAACCATACATATATGGAATGTGGGGATGTAAATGAAAATTCTTATCACTGGTGATGCTGGTTTTGTTGGGGGATATTTCCACAAAGCGCTTAATGGTCATGACATAACTGGCGTAGATATAAAAAACGGAATAGATGCCCGTAAGTTTTTTGCAACAGACGAAACATACTTTGACTTAGTAGTTCATTTAGCAGCGATAGTTGGAGGAAGAGCGACCATAGAAGGCGAGCCATTATCTGTCGCAGTAGACCTTGCAATTGATTCTGAATTATTTCAATGGGCGTTAAGGACGAGGCCAGGAAGGATTATCTATTATTCTTCTTCGGCTGCTTACCCAATAAAATTACAAGATTATGGCTCTACACACCACTTAACCGAATCAGATATTGACTTAAATAATATTCAATCTCCTGACTACACATATGGTTGGGCAAAACTAACTGGAGAGATGCTTGCAAGTTACGCAGAAAGGGAAGGACTTAGAGTCCATATATTTCGCCCATTCTCTGGCTATGGAGAAGACCAGTCGCTTGATTACCCTTTTCCGTCGTTTATTAAACGTGGTGTTGAAAAAGCAAATCCATTTAAAATTTGGGGTTCAGGAAATCAAGTAAGAGATTTCATACATATGGAAGATGTTGTTGCAGCGACACTAGAAGCCGTACAACAAGACATACAGGGTCCAGTGAATTTGGGGCTCGGACGAGTTACTTCATTTAATGACTTGGCAACCTTGGTGGCAAATGAATGCGGTTATTCTCCTGAGTTTGAAAGAATACTTGGAGCACCAGAAGGCGTTCAATATCGTGTATGCGACCCTACAAAAATGTTGTCTTTCTACACCCCAAAGATATCCCTTGAAGAAGGAATTGCAAGGGCTGTGCGGGCGCAAGAGAAATAGATTACTTTTCTAAGAAATAATCTATACTTAAGGAATGGCTAGAGCACGAGGTTTAGGAGCAATGGGCAAAGCCCGTGTGCAGGACTCATTACAGGCTTTTGCTTATGCTGACGAAAAAACTAAAGAAGCCCTCTTTAATAAAGAAGAGTGCTTTGACCCATGGACTGCTGCCAGTGGTGGTATTGACAATGCTACCGACGAGATGTTGGGCGAAAACACAAACGGGCAAGACAGCACTCGGTTTACCTTTGTTCAGTATTTCTTTAACCCAGACACGCTAACTGGTGATATCTATATGGATTTTCGTGGTAAGGCTGGCAGAAGTAACCCTACCCAATATGTATTTAACAATGTCCCCGTATACCAAGCCATTAACTTTTATGATGCCCTGTCTAAGGGTAAGACATTTAACACGGGTGGTATGTCTGGTGGTTACGTTAAATCTGATGCAACTCACTTTTCTCGCCCACCAGCAACACCCCTCGGTGCAAAATTTCAACATGGCGCATTTAGTCAGCAGCAACAAGACCAGGGGTTTCCAGCAATTGATAAACGGGACAAGGATCAGAATCAATTACCATTTGATTGGGGCACCTGATCAGGTTAGACTGCTTGCATGGGTTTAAACATTGTTCATGGAATTGGGCGTATCTACTGGATTGTTAGAGATACAGCCACCAGTAGCACACCAAAACTATGTATTGGTTGGACTAAAGAGTTGGGTGGGTACTGGCGGGTTGGTAAAGGTCCGCAGATTAAACTTGGAAAATACGTCTTACAATTTGGGTTTTGCCAACGACAAGAACCAATAGATGAAACTGCTGGTATCCTCAGAGCAGTAGAGGGAAGACTCTTGGACACAACAGTTAAGGAGATTACAACATGGCGATAGGAATATTTAAAAAGACCTTAACTGGATTGGATAATCAACCAATCAGTAAGGCACAACAACGAGCATCTCGTTTAGATACCCCATCTCTATATACTTGGATGGATACAACCATAATGTCACTTGGTTCTACCTTTGACAACTGGAGATATAAGAGTTCTCCATCTAGTGAAGTACGTGATTGTGTAGAGGCATTACAGGTAATTTGGGCCGAACTAGAGAGCAGGACAACTAAATGATATCTACTGAAGAAATTAAAATGGATAAGACAATTGCCCTTGCTCAGCAAGTTGCCCATCGGATTAATGCCTTCCCCCACCATGGTTTGCTAAAGAGAATCAATTACCAACTGGTGGCTAATACTGAAGATATGTATGACTTTATTTTGCAGGTGGAAAATATGATGGATGAGTTGTCCGAAATGAAGATGCTATATAAGCCCCGTTTGCCAAACCCAGATCAACTACAGTTTGACTTTGGAGATGGTGTAGCCTAGTACGTATGGCTGATGCCCTAATTGACGAAGAATCTGAGTTATTACCTGAAGATATTGGCGAGGAACTTGACGAGACCTCTGCTGAATTTGTTGACCAGTTAGTTACAAAGTTAGTTCTATTTACAGAACAATTCTGCAATGTTGAGTTTTTCCCCTACCAAATCCCGATTGCTTACCGAATTATTGAATCTATTGTCTTGGGTGACGGTGAAGAACTTACACTCATAGCAACTCGTCAGAGCGGAAAATCAGAAGTACTTTCTAATGTGCTGGCAGCGCAAATGGTTATTTTGCCAAAACTTGCTAAGGTTTACCCAACGTGGTTATCTAAGTTTGAAAAAGGATTTTGGGTTGGAGTATTCGCCCCTACGGAAGATCAAGCAGACACGGTATTTAGTCGTATTGTTAGCCGCTTAACTAGTGACCATGCTATGGGTTTCTTGCTAGATCCAGAGATTGATGACAAAGCCACATCTGGTGGTACTCGTGGTAAAGGCAAAATCATTACTATGAAGCGCTCTGGCTCTATCTGCCGCATGCAGACATGTAACCCTAAAGCCAAGATTGAATCAAAGACTTATCACTTTGTCCTTATTGACGAAGCACAAGAAGCCGATGAGTTTATGATTACCAAATCAATCAA